TTTGAGCAAATAGTCGGGGTCGGGCCCTCATGTATCAGGAGTGGGCAATATGTTGGGCATTGGGCATGTAAAGCACGTTTTTTGATACATGAATTCCTAATTCATGTATCAAAAAACAGGAGGAAGCAGGAGGAAGCTACCTTTTATGAAAGTTGCTTAAACATGAGGGCATGAGGGCCCGATATATGGTATGTATGGTATGTATGGTATGTAGGGGGCGCTGCGTTATGAAAGCCGAGGAACGAGGCGATGAATAACGCTTTTTATAGGGGGAATATTTGAGGAATATGCGTTTTATGAAAGGAATAAAAAAGGAGAAACATGTCAATGTCAGTACTAAAAAATATAAAATATGAAAGATTTGCCCAAGCAGTTATAAAACATGGGGGCAAGAATTCAAAACTCATAATGGAAGATGCTGGTTACAAACATTCGCAATCGTTCTGTTCACAATTAAGAAATAAGCCCGAAATAAAGGCCCGAATACTTGAATTACAGAAAGTAGCGAATAAGGACGATTCTATACTCAATTTAACAAAAAGATTGCAAAAACTTAAGGAAATAGCAATGAATCCCAATGTTTTGCCCAGTGTACAGGTAAAAGCCCTACATGAGTACCATAGACAATGCGGCGACGATGTAAATAAGGTAGATATGGATGTTAATGCGAATAAGGTAGTAACGGTAGTAGAAATAGCGTTGCCAAAAAAAGAATTAGAGGATATGGAGGCTCATGAGAAGGCCGATATAGAGGCAACAGAGGATATAGGGCAGTTCTTAGATGATGTAGAGGTTCGAGATTAAAGATGATTAAGCCTAGTATAACTGAAACAATACATATAGGGCCTCAACCTGGGCCACAAACCGCCTTTCTTGAAAGTAAGGCGGATTTTACCTTATTTGGGGGTAGCGTGGGTTGCTCTAAAACATATGGTGTAGTGCTTGATACATTGAAACATATAGACGTACCAGGGTTCAAGGCAGTACTGTTTAGACGTACCCTAGCCAATGCTAAGAAACCTGGTGGGCTATGGGATACTACATGCGCCGTATATAGGCATTTAAAGGCTAATCCCTTAGAGTACAAGCTTACATGGAAGTTCCCTCAAACACCTAGTGGGGCAGAGGTAAGGATACTTAATTTCGGGCACGATAGTTGCAAGGCTGACTACCAAGGTATGCAAGCAACAGCGGTGTACTGGGATGAGCTAACAGAATTCGAAGAAGATTGGGTGTTCTATATGTTCTCGAGAATGAGGGGCATGACAGGCATAAAGACTTATATGAAAGCAACATGCAACCCTGATCAATCCTCATGGGTACGCAAGCTAGTGGATTGGTATGTAGATGACGAAGGTTTTCCCATCCCTGAAAGAAGTGGTGTATTAAGGTACTTCTCAAGGCGAAACGATAGCTACCAATGGGGCAATAATAAGGAAGAAGTGCTAAAACAGAACGAATCATACATGTCGGGCATAAATGACTTAAAACGGGTTTACCTGAATAATCGGGAAAACATGCTCTTAAAGGCCGATAAAAATCCAGAAGAAAAAACAAATTTATTAGTACGCCTTGAAGAGTTAAAGGATAAATTTACCAAGAAAATTAAAGATTTAAGAACTCCTGCTTTGCAAGAGATTAAATCATTTACATTCATCTCGGCCAAAACAGAAGATAACGTTATTCAATGCGAAGCGCAGCCAGATTATATATCTAATGTTTCTATGGTTGGCGAAATGGAAAGAAGGCGTTTACTCGATGGATGCTGGAATGTTAAGGCAAAAGCTGGATTATTCTTTAATAAAGATTGGTTCGATATAGTGGATGCACAGGATCTACCAATACAGGGAAAGGTAATAAGGGCGTGGGATTTCGCAGCTACAAAGGCTAATAAAAAGAACAAAGATCCAGATTGGACTGTTGGAATTAAAATGCTCAAAAGTTACAAGAATTCGGCAGAATATTTTATTATAGGTATGGAGCGGTTCCGATTGTCGCCTGGTGAACGAGATAAAAGAATTATGCAAATCAGTCAAAGCGATAAAAGAGTGTGTGATGATTTAGGTATACCATATCTAGTTCGTTGGGAAACAGAGCCTGGCGCAAGTGGGGTTTCAGAAACATATCGTATGCAGGGCTTTCTATCTGGTTTCGATTGTAGAGGAGTATTAACAGGTGGACGCAATAAAGAAACACGTGCCCGCCCATTAAGTATTGCCGCTGAAATAGGCAATATAAAGATTTTAAGGGGCGACTGGAACAATGAATGCCTAGACGAGTTACATATGTTCTGCGATACCTCTAGTAAACATGATGATATAGTGGATTCAATGGCTTTAGCGTATTCTGAGCTGTGTTCTGTATATTTAGTAGCTAATGAGGATAATGATGAAAGAGCGTCAACGTCAACGTCAACATTAACGGACGGTGAAAAAGTTTTAAATAGAATGAACGCCTATAAAGAATTAGAGGATGATTTCTTAAATGGCGATGGCGATGATATAGATTAATTGGCGGTGGAAGCCGGAGTGACTCATCACTTCGATAACCTCCTATTGTGAAAGCAATTACGCTGAAGCCGCCTTTATATAAGGAAATAATATGAGTAAATACAGCAAGGCCTATTACCGAAAAAATAAAGAATCAATTAAAGCGAAGAGTAAGGCAAGGTATCATGAGCAAAAGCAAAAGCAAAAAGAAGTGAAGAAATCAATGAGTTCTGTAATAGGCGTTGCTAATGAAGGAGAATTATCTTCATCTCCTGGATCAATAAATAACTCATATTTTAATGTATATGGTAAATCCGATCCAAATAAGGCTTTCGCCAATACAGCTTCTATTCTAAGGCAATTCTCTGGTTGGATATATACTTGCGCCGCATATAACGGAGCCTCTGTTGCTAATCAGAACTTGAGATTATATGCTACTTCAGAGAACGGCGAATCCACGGATTACTTGCATAAAAGCAAACCCGTTAATAACGATATGCTTCATTACATGCATAACGCTCCTTCTTTAAAGAGTATTACAAGATTACGCAGAAGCGACGAAGTAGTAGAAATAGTAGATCATCCAATACTTGATTTATTAAATAATGTTAATTCTTATAATAACGGTTTCGAGACAATGGAGAAATCTAGTATCTATCTTGATATGTGTGGAAACTGTTATTGGTATATACAGAAAGATGCGATGAAAACCCCTATTGCTATATGGGTTTTGAGATCCGAGCAAATGAACATTATTCCAGGTAAAACCAAATGGATCAAGGCTTATGAGTATGGAGTTAATTCTAGTTATGGAAATACAGGAAATACTAAAGCTAAGCGTTTTTCTACGGATTCAATTATCCACTTTAAAACTCCAAGCGTTGCTTCTCAATTCATGGGATATGGCCCAGCCCAAGCAGCGTTAACAGCTATTAATCGCATGAATGCATATGATACCACTGAAATGGCGAAGCTAGATAATAATGGACGTCCTGATGGAATAGTTAAATACAAGAATGGTAAAATAGATTCTGAAGAGCGAAAGAAGTTCCAACGTATGTGGGGTGGCGCTTTTGGTGGACCCAATAAACAAGGTAAGATGCAAATATTTGATGAGGATTGGGAACTAGTAGAAACGGGTTGGGCACCACGTGAAATGGAATTTCTTTCAGGTAGGATTCAAACATTGAAGGAAATGAGTTCAATATTCGGGATCCCTTTCAACCTTTTGGATCCGACCGATTCGAAAAAAAGTGGTTCAGAGGTAAGTAACCAATGGTATCAAGAACATGCTGTATTGCCTAGAATAACAAGAATAGAGCAAAAGCTTAATGAACAATTGATTCCAATGTTTGATCCATCTGGCAGATTATTTGTACTTTATGATAACCCTATTTCAGAGGATAGGGCATTATTGCTTAAAGAAAACGTAGAGAACATTAAGAATAAAATAATTAGTGTAAATGAAGCCCGAATGAGGATTCAGTTACCGCCTATTGATGATCCCAAGTTTGATATCCCAGGTGGAGTGGAACCAGATAAAGCTAAAGCCACTATAAACGGTAAGGATGAAATCAAGGATGAAGCGGATTCAGAATCAGTTAAAGTAGACGAAAACGAAGAAATAGATAAATAGGAGATGTTATGCCAAGACGTGATGGAACAGGACCAAGGGGTGCGGGGCCAAGAACGGGTTATGGATTAGGGAATTGTAAACCAGCTATTGATATAGATGATGCCGATGTTAAAGAAGTTAAGGAAGTTAAGGAAGTTAAGAATAGTATTCTAGAAAGGCTGAATTCAGGAATCAGAAAAGGATTCGGCAAAGGTAAAGGTAAAGGTAGAAGTAAAGGTAGAAGTAAAGGTAGAAGCCCAGGTAGGGGTAGAAATTGGTAAATGTATACGGAGTATTTCATGCTAGAGATTGGAGTAAATAATTTAATTAATAAGGTAGAGGATTTAAAAACAGAAATAGCTGTGTTAAAAATCAGTGCTAAAAGCAATAAACATGATTTCAACAGAGAAGTGGATAAGTTGAAGCAGCGTTTGTTTAAAATAGAAAATAAATAAGGAGAATATGAAAGATCACGTAAAATTCAATAAATTAGCATTCAAGCTTGATAAGGGAATATTGGAGGAAATTCAACATGAGGCAGATGAGTATGGCGTAGATCTGGAAGAAGTAGATGTTGTTCGTAAATCATTTGCTACTGAAACTAAAGCGCAGCTCGAGCCAGGTTCTAGATCCGCTATTCGATACGTATCAACACGTGATGTAGATAGTTCAGGAGATATCATAGTTCCTAAAGGAGTTAACTTGAAGCTATTTAAGCAAACAGGTATGCCAGTTTTTTGGGCACACGATTACTCAAATCCTCAAATAGGTAAGGATGAATGGGCTAAAGCTGATGATTATGGCATCAAGGTTAAACAGATATATGCTAAATCTGATAACCCAGCTTCTTTATCTAATGTTTTGTGGGAACTTACAGCACAGGGGATGAACAAATCTAGCTCAGTAGGCTTGATTCCATTAGAAGTTCTTAATAAAGGGGATGAAAGATTCGAACCAGCTGTAAAAGCATTAAAAAAAGAATGGCCTGAATTAAAGAAAACATATAAATCATTGAATAGAATAATCACTAAATCATTGCTTTTCGAACACTCAGATGTAGCGCTTCCTGCCAATTTTAATACTTCGGTAGAAGAAGTATCTAAGATGTTTAAAGCCGCTGGCGCAGATGATGTATTACTTAAGCAAATAGGTTTAGATATATCCGAGGAAGTAAAACCTGAGGTTACAATCGAGGATAAGGGTGAACTAAAAGTATCTAAATCAGTTACATATACGGGTGATACCGGAGAAGTAAAGGATTTAAACGAGGGTGTTTCCGAGGGTACTGATACCGAAGAAGCCGATACCGAAGAAAAAGAAGCATATTCTTGCGAATGCATTGATTGTGGCCATAAAGCGCAATCCGATCAGCACTGTAAAGATATTACTTGTTCGGAATGCGGAGGAACGATGAGAAGGGCTGAAAGACCTGGACCAGGGCAGAAAGAGAAACAGAAAGAATCCAAAGTAACCTTAGTAGGCAAGTATCAAGAGCCCCAAACAGTAAGGCTTGTACGAAAGCATGTCCCTGATTATGACTACCAAGCCACGTTAAAGGATCTAGTCGAAGCAGAGTTAAGGCGAAAAAAGGGAAGATTACTTTAAAAAAGGTTGCAAGTAAAAGGGTAATATTTTTAATATATAGTGGTGCAGCTAATAATGGAATCGTAGCTTAGAAAGGCAGAGCATCCATAAACATAGCAACCATGAACCAGAGGAAGATAAATAACTAACAAAAGGATAATAATGAAATTTATAAAATTGAGCAGAAAATATATGGATACAGAAGATAATGTATTCGATATAGGTGATGTATTAGAAGTTTCTGATGATATCGCTACTGAACTTGTTGAAGCCAAAAAAGCTGAAATAACTGATGCCCCTGCTCCTGTAGTAGTTAAGGCTGAAGATATGAAGGCTGCAATGGCTGAAGAAGTTAAGAAAGGTATTGCTGAAGCTATGAAGGATGTTAAGGTTGAAGATGATGTTGCCGTTATTGAAGGCGAAACCAAGGATATGGAACTTAGTTCTGACGAGACTCTTTGGAAGAGCGACTCAGAATTCCTTATGGCAGTAAAAGACGCTTCTTATGGAAAAATGGACGAAAGACTAACAAAGGGTTCGGGCGAAGGCCAGGAAGAGGCAGATGATACGGAAGGTGGATACCTCGTAGAACATCGTATTGGTACTGAAATTTACCAAGCCGCTGCTCAGGCTAGCGTTCTTTATCCTAAATGTCGCAAGATGGAAATTGGTCCTAACCAGAATGGTACTAAGATCAATAGAGTAAATGAAACCCTAAGATCGGCGACTTCGTTGTTTGGCGGCGTAAGAGTTTACAGTATGGCGGAGGGTGCCTCGAAGACGGCGTTTATTCAGAAATATGCACAGAAAGACATTTCCTTAGGGAAAACTGCGGCGATTTCATACGTAACTGACGAATTGCTGAGCGATAGAACGTCTCTTCGTTCATTTATCGGTAAGGACGTTGGTTCGGCCCTAGCATGGGTATGCGATGACGATATTTTGCATGCAACGACTAATGCTTCATTCAACGCTATCGAAAATGATGCCGCAACGGTTCGGGTAACGGTTGCAGGTGCGAATCCTACAGCAGCTGAATTAACTAACATGTATGTCGCTATGCTTCCTGGCTGTATTGCTAAGGCAGAATGGTATATGTCGTTGAGTCAATACGCAGCTTGTATGCAGTTAGAAGATACTTCGGGCAGAAAGCTTATTCAGCCTAGCTTCGAGTTATCGGCTTACGGTACATTGTTTGGAAAATTAATTAACGTAATCGAGCAGGCAGATGTAGACGCCGAGGACACTTCAATCATGTTCTTGGACCTTTCACAATATCTTGTTATTGAGAAGGGCGGAATCGCTGAAGCTTCGAGCATACATGTCAAGTTTTTGGAAGACGAGACATGTTACAGGTTCGTAACACGTAAGGGCGGTGCGCCTCTATTGGCATCGACTATAACGATGCCTGATGGAAGCATATGTTCGCCATTCGTTACAAGAGATTAATGTAAGTAACCAATAGGGGTTGAGGCGTTCAGCCTCAACCCC